CAGATAAATTACGAATATACAAAAACATATAGGGGAAAAAAAACAAATGGAAAATGAAATAACCGCGCCTTTGTCTACCCTGCATTGGGTGGACCGGAATAAATTAAAGGCCAACGACTACAACCCAAACAGCGTAAACAGGGAAAACCTTATTCTGCTTTTAAGGTCCATTCTCGCAAACGGCTGGACGGCAGCCATTGTATGCCGAAAGGATTACACAATAATTGACGGCTTCCATAGATGGATTGTGTCAAAAGAAGAACCGTTATATACCAAACTTGGGGGAAAAGTACCGGTTGTCTTTGTAGTGCATAAAGACGAGGCTGGGGATATATACGGCACGGTAACCCACAACCGCGCCCGGGGAACCCACCTGCTGGAGCCCATGAAGAACATAGTCAAACGGCTACTTTCGCAGGGAAAATCTATAAAGGAAATCAGCAAGGAATTGGGTATGAGACCAGAGGAGATATTTCGGCTTACTGATATATCCAAAGAGGAATTTCTAAAGCTCATGGCATCGCGTTCTGACGGCTATTCAAAAGAGCTATACCTGCGAAAAGTGTAAAGTTGAGACGTGCTGGAGTCGAACCAACTCAGGCCGCCAGACCAACTGACTTACACCATGCCCTGGCGGGAACATGAAGGCAGTCTATTTTTCCGATTATAATACCGTCTCACATATATTATATGTCTTGCTCTCCTATTTTTCAAGGTGTTTTCTTTTATGCAGAAAAGCTGTATAATCTTTAATAAATCTCGTGCAAAAAATTTTAAGGTACTGTTGGAAGAAATTTAACTGAGGGTGCTGCTGACCCCGAACTAGCGTTAGCCACGAGTAAAATTTTAGGCGGTTTCCGTTTCCATGAAAACTCAGGACAAAATAGCCGTTAAAAGAAATACTCCTACAAAAACAGCGAGGGGCATAAAGAAAGTAACAGCTCCAAAAAAAGAACCAGTCCCAGAAAAAGTACCAGCTCCTAAAGTAAAATTAGTTGGCATCGAGGAATTGGCAAAATTAGTTGATGTTACCGAAAGAAGAATACAGCAAATAGAACAGGAGGGGGTAATAAAGTCTGAACCGAAAAAGAATAACAAGGATAAAAGGGAATATGATTTTGCTAAAAGCATTGTAGCTTTAGTAAGGTATTTCAGGAAGAAAGCAGACAGTCGCAGGTCTGGCGATTCTGAGGACATGGAAGCTGAAAAACTGCGACACCTTATTGTTAAGCGCGAAAAAGAAGAATTGCTACTTGAGGAATTGAAAAATGATCTACATAGAACGGCAGATATCGAAAGGGTTGTGGGGGCGGCGCTTACACGGCTGAGAATAAATTTGCTTGCTGTACCAATGGGAGTCGCGCCATTGGTAAGAGAAAAGACAAATGTAAATGAGATTGCGGAGCTGATAAATGAACGGATTTGCCGGGCATTGAATGAAATAGCAACAGTGGACATTGATAAATTATTAGATGAAGAGGATGGGGTAGATACGGAATAAAAATGATACTTCAAAAAACTAAAACGCTAAGTTATCGGTTATTCAACGTTCTCCGTCCGCCGCCGAAATTGACAATATCTCAATGGGCTGAAAAAGAACGTATCGTATCGAGCGAAGAAACATCGGCTCCCGGCCCTTGGTTTTCGGACAGGGCACCTTATGCCGTAGGGATAATGGACGCGATAAGCGACATTAAAACTGAAAGGGTAGTTATTGAAACCGGCGCGCAAATGGGAAAAACAAACGCCGGCATACTAAATCCTATTGGTTATTTCATAACGCATGATCCGTGCCCGATTATGGTTGTACAGCCCACTATTGCAATGGGGACATCGTTCTCCGGAAAAAGGTTAACCCCGATGTTAAGAGATACGCCATGTTTGCGTGGAAAGGTTGCGTCTGAAAAATCAAGAAGCTCTGAAAATAAAATCCTTGAAAAAAACTTCCCTGGCGGCTATATAGTAATTGCGGGCGCAAACAGCGCCCCTTCTTTGAAATCGCGGCCGGTGCGTATCCTGTTATTTGATGAAGTGGACGAAGCGCCTTACAACTTGGCAGGGCAAGGCGATCCTGTTGAATTAGCAATAGCAAGAACAAACGCATTTCCAAACAGAAAAATAGTTTTAGCGTCTACTCCGACAATTAAGGGCAGAAGTCGCATTGACGCGGCATTTCATGATTCAACACGGGAGCGATGGAGTCATAAATGCCCGGGGTGCGGTGAATGGTCTCAATTTGTTTGGAGACGCTTAAACTTTGAAACGGTAAAAATGTCTTGCCCTCACTGTGAGGAATTGTATACTAGAGGAGATTGGGAAATGTGTGCTGGAAAATGGATAGCGGAAAATCCGGATCATCCGGTAAGGGGTTTTCATGTAAACGCGCTTGATTCTCAAATACCCTGGGAAGAACTCATTACAAGATGGGCAGAAGCTCAACGGCTGGCAAAGGCTGGTGATTATTCAAAGTTAATTACATTTATCAACACGGTTTTGGCAGAGACATGGGAAGAACGAGGGGAAGTGGTAGAATCCCATGCGCTGGAAGGGCGCCGTGAAGTTTATGACGCTGAATTGCCTGATGGTGTATGTGTTTTAACAATGGGTGTTGACGTGCAAGATAACAGGTTAGCCTATGAAATTGTTGGATGGGGGTTAGGGTTTGAAACGTGGGGTATTGAATACGCTGAGATATTCGGAGATCCGCGGCAAGGCGAAGTGTGGAATCGCATTGATGATATATTGGCGCGCACATTTTCATATAGGAATGGAAAACGGCTAAAGATAAGCCGCACTGCTGTAGACACAGGCGGCCACATGACTCCAAAGGTTTATGAGTATTGCAAAGCGCGGCAAACGCGCGGCGTATATCCGATAAAAGGACAAGGCGGCGATAAGCTGCCTTTGACAAGGCCGTCAAATAAAAACAGAGAAAAAGGATTATTCATTGTCGGCGTAGACGGCATTAAAGCGGATATCGTGTCATGGTTAAAAATCGGAAAGCCCGGGGACGGCTATTGCCATTTTCCAAAAGATAAAGATAATATAGCTGTTAATGGGTATGATGCAATATACTTTGAAATGCTAACAGCAGAAAAAAGAGTCATCAGGACGGATAAAAAAGGATTTACCCGGTATGAGTGGATTAAATCCGCAGGCTCCCGGAATGAAAGTTTTGACTGCCGAGTATACGCAAGAGCGGCTTTGCGTATTATGTCGTCAAAAGATGACATAATGTTAAAACGGATTTTTTTAGCTGAACCCTGGGCGGCTCCGAGACAGGCAGATGAAAAGGGGACTAATGAAAATATCATAGCCGCGCCTATTAAGAAAAAAAAGCAGATTGGTAGAAACTTACGGGCTAGGGAGAAGGGGATAAACCTATGACTTGGAGGATTTATGGAATTAACTAATGAACTCATGGAAGAAATTGTTTCGGCGGCCAGGGATATTGAATTCGGAAATATAACAATTTCGATTTCAGGGCAGCCAAATAAAAAAACAGTGGATATTATCACTGAAAAAAGAGAACGGTTTAGAGAAAGCTGTGCCGACACTGAGGGGAGCCGATACAAAAAAGACACATATTAAAAAAAATTCGCTTGACAGAATTATGAATTCTGGATTATAACCAGAGTATAGCATATTTTGGCTGACCGAAAAGCGGAAGCCCGCAGGGACTGGGAGAGGTATACCCTCTTTTATTCCCTGCGGGCTTTTTTTATTGCCCTAACGCGGAGATAGTGAATTGAAAAAACGGAATTCAGAGAAACTGGCAAAGGCAAAGGCCGAACTGGTACAAATAGACGCAGCTATAACCGCAATAATAAAAGGGGCACAATCGTATCGAATTGGCTCACGCAGTTTGGACAGAGCTGATTTAACAGTGCTGTATAAACGCAAAGATATGCTGGAGGATTTGATTGCCGCGTTGTCTGGGGGCAGCGGTAGATTTAGGCGTGTGGTACCGATTGGATAGAGGGGAATAAGTGGGTAAAACTGTTTTACTGGATCAACATGGCAAGCCATTTCCAAAAACAAACAATAGAATTCTTGCGTCCGGTTATTCATATGCTGGGGCTTCGCTGACGAGGCCTGTATTTAAAGGCTGGAATTGGACAGGCGGTTCCCCTGATGATGATATTGTCGCCAACTTGCCGATTATCCGCCAACGTTCCCGGCAACTAACAATGGAATCTCCAGTTGTGAACGGTTTATATAAGACATTGACAACAAATGTTATAGGAGACGGGTTGCGTCCAGAACCCACACCTGACGCTGAATATTTTGAATGGTCACCAGAATATACGAAAAAATGGAAGGCGAATGTATTACGAGTAATAGAACCATTTATGGAATCAACCGCGTGCGATGTATATCACCGGGATAATTTTTATGAGCTGACAAAGCTGGCTTTCCGGGCGCAGCTTGAATCGGGCGATTGTTTTGTAACAATGCCGCGTTTTGAACGCCGCAATGCTCCATTTGATTTGAAGATACAGGTTATTGAAGCTGATTGTTGCGCTGATCCGAATGGAATAGAACGAATGGAACATGAGCGACTGGGAAACGATATTTACGGCGGGGTAGAAATATCGCAATGGGGGAATGTGGTCGGCTATTGGTTTTATACAGGGCATCCGCTGGCAAGACGAAAGCCGCACGGATTTAATTATAACGATAGAAGATATCCGCGCTGGGTATTTATTCCGGCTTATGGCGTAGAAACAGGATTGCCGAATGTTTTGCATTTAATGGAATCGGAGCGACCGGGGCAACGGCGCGGCATTCCGTTGGTCGCTCCTGTTATTGAAATGGCGCTTACTCTTGACCGTTATATGAAGGCCGAGGCAATAGCGGCACAAATTCAGGCGATGTTTACTTTGGTTGTAACTTCCAATAACCCCGATACTATGGTCGGAGAAATGGAAGAAATGGTAGGCGAAGATGGGGAAAATGCCACAGGCGGTGATGACGGACTAATAGGCCTTGGCAATGGAATTGTTCAATATGCAAGACCGGGAGAAGAGGTAACGGCTGTCAATCCGACAAGGCCGACAACATCATTTGAGCCTTTCATAAAATCTCAATTGCAACTAATGGGACCGTCAGTCGGACTTCCTTATGAATTACTGACACAGTTGTATCAGGCCTCGTTCAGCGCGGCTGAGGCTGCTAATAACGTAGCGCGCAGTAATTTCCGAATGAAACGCGCTTGCCTAGTGCGTGATTTTTGCCATCCGGTTTATCAAGCCGCTTTTGATGAAGCTGTCCTCCGGGGCTGGATTGAAGCTCCGGGATATTTTGATGATCCGTTTATAAGGCAGTTATATACAAGAGCCAAATGGACAGGCCCAGGAATGCCACACATAGACTTAGGTAAGAGTGCGGGCAACTATGAAAAACTTGTTGGGTTGGGATTTTCAACAGCAAGCGAAGCCACAAGCGAGCTTACTGGCGGAAATTATTATGAGAACATACAGGAGCGCGGACGTGAAATCGCAGCCGCAAAGGCCGCCGGAATGCCTATAGCAGCGGCGGAGGTAATGACATCAACAGGAAAGGCTGTTGAAAATGCCGGTACGTCAAACCCGGTCCAGTTAGTTCAGCAAATTTAGACAGGGGGAATGAGAATGGGAAAATTTTATGCGATAAAAAAAATCCGTGCTCAAAATGGAGATTCAATCGGAAGAGTAGATATCTACGGTGAAATAAGCTCAGTAGAATTTTGGGGAGATGAGAAAACGCCTTCTCAATTCATTGAAGATTTGAACAATTTAGGAACGGTAAGCGAAATTGAAATTCACATTTTCAGTAACGGCGGCGATCCTTTTGCGGCATTGGCCATGTACGCGGAAATAAAACGGCGGTCTGAAACGGTAAATGTTTATATTGACGGAATTGCGGCATCAGCGGCCACATTGATTTTATGCGCGGGCGATACGGTTTTTATGGACGAAACATCAATGCTAATGGTGCATAACCCGTCTCTGCTTTTATGTTTTGCCGGGCTTAACGCGCAAGAAGCAAGAGAGCTGGCTGACGAGCTGGATAAAATCCGCGAGCCGATGATAACGGCTTATATGAAAAAATCAAGTAAAACACGCGATGAAGTTATCGCGCTTATGGACGGCGAAACTGGAAGCGGAACATGGCTTACAGCAGCAGAGGCGATTGAATTCGGTTTAGCGGACAAATACACGCCCGATAACAAAAAACCGCTCGAAGTCGCCGCAATGATTAAACCTGGAGTATATAACTATCGGGGGCGTAAAATTGACCTGACAAGTTATGACAAGGCAGCCGAGAAAACTGCCGGAATAAAATCAAGCATGGGAGGTATCTCTATGGGGTTATTCGGAAAGAAGAAGAATAACAAAAAAGCGGCTGCCAAAGTAAAACCGAAAGCGGAAATTACTTTTGTTGAAATGGTATGCCCAGGCTGTGGCGGGGCTGTCAACATGAATCCCGAAACAGGAGAAACATTTGCGGGCGGCGCGCAACAGGCGGAACCGGAAGGCGGCGGCAATGAATCAGATGCAACATTGGCAAGGCGTATGCCGGGCAATGTAAAAGCGTCGATCTACACCGTTACTTGTCCCCATTGCGGCGATGAATTTGTATGGGACACCGATTCAAATTCTGACGGCGATACAGCGCAACAGACAACAAAAAATGTGCCTGTAGGCGGCGCTGCTGAACCAAATTCGGAAGCGGCTCCTGTTGCGGAACTTGCCGAGGCGGTATGTCCGAATTGCGGAGCTTCGGTCGAGTACGACACAGAAACAGCGAAGACAGGAAAAGATGACGCTGGGAGCGAGGGGTACGCGCTTACCTGCCCTGAGTGCAATACGGCCTTCATAGAGCCGTTCGCCGCGGCTGATCCGGCTGCCGTACCCGTTGCCGCGTCAGCAGAGGCTCAGGCAGCTTACCGCGCCGGGGTGTTGGCAGAGCGCAATCGCAACATTGCGTTGGATGAAATGGCGCAAGCGGCGCCGGCATTGGCCAACATGATCCAAGCCGCCAAAAAAAGCGGGGCATCGGCAGAGGTGATGAGCCGCAATGTCATTAAAGCAATGGCGGCCGGCAAGGGCGGAAATAGCGTGGCCGAGAAGTTTGCAGCGTCTCTCCGGCGCGACATTGAAACAAGCGGAGTAAACACTTTGCGGACACCGCAGCACGCGGGAAAGCCGCAGAGCGTTTTCCAAGCGGCGTATGAAAGGTATGCCGCGGAATATAACAGGGGAAGGGGAGGCAAAGACAATGGCAAAGCGTAATTTATTTCATCCGCAAATTGCTCAGTCTGAAACTGACGATCTGTACAACGGTACTTTGATACCGCGCGTAACTCGTCCGGTTGCATTATCCGGGGACGGCGTTATCAAACGCG